TACACCTGAACAAATGGGTAAGATAATACCAGAGATGCAGAATATGCAAGCAGACGAGCAAGCGGCATTCTTAGCGGCTTCACCTAAAGCGGCATCTACGCTAGGCAAGATGGCAGAGGTAGCATCTAAGCGCATTAGCATGGCTCAGGGTGGTTATGTGCAAGGCTATCAAATAGGTGGCTCTGTTACTTCTGATACACAAAACAATTTAACCACGGCTCAACAAGCATATGCAACTGCTCAGAAAAATGCTCAAGCAGCTATGGCGGCTTCACAGAAAGACCCTAGTAATAAAACATTAGCTGAAGCGGCTATGAATGAACAAGCTAGTATTAATGCTGCACAGGCTAATTTAGCTTCTGCTTCAGCTGCTTACAAAGTTGCAGAAGTACCTAGTGCGGCAGAAGTAACTAAGGGCATGTTAGATGACCCTATGAGCAGTACTGTAAAGTCAGAAGTAGCAACTCCTAGTGCAACTGATGTTGAGGCTGGAAAAGTAGCAACAGGTGTAGGTACAGTTGGTACAGAGATTCCACAGGCAGATCAAACTGTAGCAGAAACAGCAGAAGCAGTTGATGCTCCTGAAGTAACACCTGCTGTAACTTATGAAGCTATTGAAGCTACTGCTGATGTATCTGCCGTACTAGATAGATTAGAAGCGGCTACAGGTAAGCCTAGTGCTGAGGCTCTCGTAGATGCTCAAACTATGAACCCTCAACAGTTAGCTCAGTTAGGCATAAGCCCAGCGCAAATAGCAGAAGCACAAAAGGTTGCAGACGTAGAAGCACGTAAGTTGCAAGAGGGTGAACTTATATCAGGCTCTACTGTAGATATGGATCGTGTTAAAGCTGAGACTAACTTTCAAGCAGCTACAGGCGCACCATCATCAGACGCTACAGTACAGGGACAACTTACAGGCTTGATGGCTGACTTTGAAGGTAAGTCTCCTCCTGCTTGGGCGGCAGGTGCTATGCGTAATGCGGCATCTAAGATGGCTTCTCGTGGTTTGTCTGCTTCATCAATGGCAGGACAGGCTATGATACAAGCGGCAATGGAAAGCGCTTTGCCTATAGCTGTACAGGATTCACAAACATCTGCTAAGTTTGAACTTACTAACTTAAGTAATAAACAACAGACTGCTATGTTTGCAGCAGAGAAACGTGCAGACTTCCTTGGCCTAGAGTTTAACCAAGAGTTTCAATCTCGTGTAGCTAACTCTGCTAAGATATCTCAAATAGCTAACATGAACTTTACTGCAGAACAACAGGTAGCTCTTGAGAATGCTCGTATGGCACAGACAGTAGATCTTACTAACTTAAACGCTAAGAATGCTAAGATACTTGCAGATGTAGCGGCTATGTCACAACTAGATATGACTAACTTAAATAACCGTCAACAGTCTGCAGTGCAAAACGCTAAAGCTTTCTTAGACACAGATATGGCTAATTTAGCTAATACACAGCAAACATCCTTAATGAAGAACCAACAACTTACAAATGCATTACTAACAGATCAAGCGGCAATGAATGCATCTAAACAGTTTAATGCTTCTAGTGAAAACCAAACAAATCAGTTCTTCTCTAACTTAGGCGCTAACATAGCTATGTATAATAGCGAACAAGCTAATGCTATGAATAAGTTTAATGCAGGGGAAGCTAATGCTATTGATCAGTATAACGCTACACAACGTACTGCTCGTGAACAGTTTAACGCTACCAACGCTTTAGTAGTAGCTCAAGCAAATGCTTCATGGTCACAGTCGATCACGACTGCAGAGACAGCCGCAATGAATCAGTCAAACCGTGATGCAGCAATGACTGCAAATCAGTTTACTGTAGCAGCATACAATAACGTACTACAAGAAGAGCGTGACATGATTAGTTATGCTTATAAGATAGCAGAGAGTGAAGCAGAAAGAGCGCTTCGCATTCAGTTACAGGCTATGCAAAACGAAGTGTCTATGGCTGAAGTACAAGCTAATATAGACGTAGGGCGTGGTCAAGGTTTAGGCTCTTTCTTAGGAGCAGTAGCACCAGGTTTAATTAATTGGGCTTCTGGTGGGCTATCAGGTGGATTGTAAAAGGTAATATTAATAATGTCAAATTTAATGAACTACGCTAAAGATTTCAGCACCAAAAAGATGATGCAGGATATCGAGGAAAAGATACAGTCTTACTTATCTGAAGAAGATAAACCTGTAGAACCCAAAGGTATGCTTGAAAGAAAAAATAGCACAAATGAAATAGATGGTGATTCTGTAGTTGCGGATAGTTTAGCTGATCTTATTACTAAAGCATCTGACAATAAAGCAAAACGTTATAGAGGTATGAACTTCAGAGCAGAAAGACCTAGATCTTCTCCAGAAGAGATTAATGAGTTTCTTGCTAATATGAAAGAAGTAAATAGGATAGCACCTGGATTTTACTACGATAAGGATGATAGAAACAATCCTATGGACTTCTCTGGGTCTATTGTAAAAGAAGACAGACAAACTGATGCTTTAATTGATATTGCTGAAACTGCATTAGAACAACCTGTAGAAATACCTACTCTAGATATAGCTGAAGCTATTGAACAAGATCAAGTAGAACAACAAGATACTTCTACACTAAAAGGCAGTCAAGCAGGTCTTATGGCTAAGCCTTCTAGTGCTGTAGATTTAGGAATAGATAATAAAAAAGCCAGTAGAAACTTACAATCAGGTATAGGTGAGTTTTACACTAAGATAGCAGAAAAAGCAGAAACGGATCATGGATCTACTCCTGTAATAACTAATGATGCTGGTGAGGCTTCTAAACCTGATGCTGATAAATCTAGAGATATAGGTTATGGGCATAAGATAACAGCAACAGAAAACACATCTGGAAAGATACATGGCATTCCATTTAAAGATCTAAAGACAGGCAACTTTATATCCCTAACAAATAAAGATAAAGTAGCTATATATAATGCTGATATGGAAATGCATACTAAAGCAGCTAGAAATAATGGTTGGGATACTAAGTTAGCTAATATAAATACATCATGGGATAAACTAGATAATAAGTATACAAGAGTATTAAGTTCTTTAGCTTATAATGTAGGTGGAGACAAAGCAGGTGATCAATGGACAGCCGTTCTTAAAGCCGCTAAGGATAAAGATGTAACTGAATTTGCAAAGCAACTACGTAGAGAAGATAATGGAAAGTATACATCAGGTACGGATAACAGAGTTGCTAAAGAGTTGTATTATTCTAAGTTAATAGATAAACTAAGTGATGTTTCTTCTGTAATACCAAAAGCAAACGCTACAGTAGCAGGGATACCTAAATAATGTTTGGATTACCACTAGAACTAATCACAATGCTTTTCTCCACTGTCTTAGGTGGAGTTATGTCCATCTGGGGTCAAAGCAATAAAGCTAAAGCAGAACAACAGAAAGCCTTAGTAGGCGCAGTCAGCGATGCAAGAGAGCATG